TAAATGGGTAGAAACTTTCGTAGAAAAATCTCAACATGAGATTAAGAAAGCTAGTAAATCCCAATTAGAATCGACCAAACTGCGAATCTTCGAAAATTTCATGAAGAAAATTTAATAAATATTAAAATAACAGTTATTATAAATATTTAAGAAACATAGTAAAAAGGAGCATATAATATGTCCGAAGAGAATACAGAAATTCTTGAAGACGCTACTACAGAAGAAGAACTTCAAGAATTCAAAGCGGACGATGGGCAATCAGAAGTGCCTGATCCCGTTGGAACAAAGAAAAAGAAATCTACTAAAGTAGGTATGCTTAATGACATGATGACTAAACTTCATGGCATGAATAAAGAAACTCTCCAGGGTCTTCATAGTAAGATGATGGAAGAAGTAAAAGATGATGATAGCGAAGAGATCGTGGAAGATACTAAAGACGAAGATGCTATTACAGTATCCTCAGACGATATCGATCTAACTGCCGACGTAGCAGCTATGTTCGGTGACGAAGAGTTATCAGAAGAGTTCAAGCAAAAGGCCATTACTATTTTCGAGGCCGCTGTTGTTTCTAAGATTAACGAGAAACTAACAGAAGTAACTCAAAAACTAGAATCAGAAAATCTACTAGAATCAAGTAAACTACACGAAGAAATGGTAGAAAAGACTGACAATTTCTTAGATTATGTAATTAACGAATGGAATGATGAGAATCGTTTAGCTATTGAATCTGGTATTCGTACCGAGATTTCCGAAGAATTTATGGCTGGCCTCAAGAAGTTATTTGAGGATAGTTATATTGATATTCCTGAAGATAAAGTCGATGTTCTAGCAGATGCTTCTGAGAAATCAGAAGAGTTAGAAGAGAACCTTAACAGGGAAATCGCAAAGAATGTCGATCTATCTAATAGTATCGAAAAAATGATTCGTAACAATGTTGTTACGGAAGCTTCCTTTGCGCTAACCGATGCTAATTCTGAGAAGTTAGATAATCTAGCTGCTGGTGTAGAGTTTGTATCAGAAGAAGATTTTCGTGAGAAAGTCTCAATGATTAAAGAAAGTTATTTCACCGACGAAGATAGAGTAGAAGGTTTCGTTGATGAGAATGAACCTCTAGAAGTAACAGAGGATGAAGCACCTCTACCTAAAAATATGGTACACTATGCCGCCGCCATTTCTAGAAGTATTAAGAAATAAGGTATTTTATAAATAATATAAGACAATAGTAAGTAATAAAGGAGTTACAAATAATGCTAACTGAAGATCTAGTCCAGAAGTGGCAACCAGTTCTCGAACATCCAGAATTAAGTAATATTACGGATGCTCATAAGAGACAGGTCACCGCCGTCCTTCTAGAAAACCAGGAGAAGGCTTCACGCGAAGCAGGCTTCGGTTCAGGTGGATATCAAAGTCCAACACTACTTGGTGAGGCCGCACCATCCAATGCGATGGGTGCTTCTTCCTCAACTGCTAGTGATGGTTCAGTCGATATCTTCGATCCCGTACTAATCTCACTCGTCCGCCGCTCCATGCCAAACATGGTCGCGTATGACGTATGTGGTGTGCAGCCAATGACAGGTCCAACTGGACTTATCTTTGCCATGCGTTCACGTTTCAACACTCAATCCGGTGCAGAAGCACTTCATGACGAAGCTAATACTTCTCACTCAGCTACCGGTGGAACTGGTGCTAATACCGCCAACTTCGGTGGTGTTATCGATGGTTCTGCTGGCGGTCTACAGTCTGGTAATGACCCAACTGCCCGTGCTACTGGTGGAGCATATAGCCCCCATACCGGTATGTCTACGGCTACTGGTGAAGCACTAGGAGATGCCGCTACAAACGCATTCTCCGAGATGGCTTTCTCAGTCGAGAAGGTTGCTGTAACCGCCGTATCTCGCGCTCTAAAGGCAGAGTACACCATGGAACTCGCACAGGATCTTAAAGCCATTCATGGCCTAGATGCTGAGACCGAGCTTTCAAATATTCTTTCCGCTGAAATTCTTTCAGAAATTAACCGGGAAGTCGTTCGGACCATTAACTATACTGCTACTGCTGGTGCTCAAGAGAACACCTCAGCCGCAGGTACTTTCAACCTAGATGTCGATTCAAATGGCCGGTGGTCAGTTGAGAAGTTCAAGGGTATGATCTTCCAAATCGAACGCGAAGCCAATCAGATCGCTAAGTCAACACGTCGCGGCAAGGGTAATATCCTAATCTGCGGTTCAGACGTAGCTTCTGCTCTTCAGATGGCCGGTGTTCTAGATTATGCACCTGCATTAGCTAATACTCTTAACGTAGATGATACAGGCAATACCTTTGCTGGTGTCATGAACGGGCGGATTAAAGTTTATGTAGATCCATATTTCTCAAGCGCATCTGGTAATCAGTACTTCACCGTAGGTTATAAGGGTTCAAGCGCATTCGACGCTGGTCTCTTCTACTGCCCATACGTTCCACTTCAGATGGTTCGTGCGGTTGGTGAAAATACCTTCCAGCCAAAGATTGGCTTCAAGACCCGCTACGGCATGGTCGCCAATCCTTTTGCTACCACTAGTGCTGATGGTGCTATCGCATTCGCTAAGAAGAATGTTTACTACCGTCTAGTTACTGTTTCTAACCTAATGTAAGATCTGAGTTTATCAGACCTGATTAAGAGGGGGCTTCGGCCCTCTCTTTTTTTATAAATACATTAGGAGGTATAAAATGGCATCAGATCCATCTAATAAGAATTTTCTTGGCCAAACAGGATTTAGATTGGTGCTTGAAAGAACACCAACTATGAACTACTTTTCCCAATCAGCCAGTCTGCCTGGCATTTCTTTGGGAACAACTAATGTAGTTAATCCACTACTCGATTATCCTCTGCCCGGTGAAAAATTAACATTCGCACCATTCGATATCTCTTTCAGAGTAGACGAAGATCTAAAGAACTATATAGAGATATATAATTGGTTAGTAGGTTTAGGGTCACCTTCTTCTATGAATCAATATAAGAGATTTCAGAATGCTAGTATAAATCAATCCAATTTATCGGATGCTACACTATCAATACTAAGTAGCAAATACAATCCTAATCTAAGAGTTAAGTTCACAAATATATTTCCAGAATCTATTTCTCAATTATTATTCACTACCACAGCTTCTGATATTGATTACTTAGAAGCTACTGTCAGTTTTAGATACTCGATGTATACTATAGAATCTCTCTAAAATGCAAGAACTCTTATGGCAAATACAAGCTATATTGAATGTAACCAAAGCGACTATATATGTTACAATGATGATTGTACCCTCTTTTTTTGCTGGATACTTTTCCGCAAAGCATATATATAAAAGTAAACCTAGACGAAGAAAAAAGCAAAAAAGCCTATTAGCAGCGCCAAAACATCCGGATGATTAATAATATGGAGTGATATGAATGAAAATAGAAGATATTATGGAAGAGTGGTCAAAAGATACAGTTATGGACAATACTTCTCTTGATAAAGAAAGTTTGAAAATACCTAATCTACATTCTAAATGGTTGATTATTTTAAGTAGAGAAAGACAAAAATTAAAAAGCATACATATTAAGAGACAATCACTTAATAAACTATTAGGTGAATATTACAAAGGAGAACTTAATAATCCAGAAGACCTTGAAGAAATAAAACGTGAGCCATTTGAGAAAAAAGCAGTTATTAATAGTTTATTACAACAACATATCGACGGCGATGATGAAATGATACAGACTAATCTAAGGATGGCCTATCAACAAGAAACTGTAGACGTTTTAGATGAAATAATGAAAGCAATCAATAGTAGACAATGGAATATTAGAAATGCAATTGAATGGCGAAAATTTGAAAATGCAGTCGGATAGTGAGATCTCCATCAGATCTCATAATGAAGTTCATGTGAAAATAGAGAGTGACCGTGGTATAGCACAAGAGATTAGTGACCACTTTTCATTCTATGTTCCAGGTTATCGTTTTATGCCAGCATTTAAATCTAGAAGTTGGGACGGCAAGATCCGCCTATTCGATTTAAATAAACTTATCATATATAAAGGTCTTATAAATGAAGTAAAGAAATTCGCTGACTCTAGAAAATATAAAGTAGAAGTAGAAAATAATTTAGATACCGCTAACGAATTCTCTATGTTTGAATGTGGCCAATTCGTTCAAACTTTAAGATCTAAATTAGAACCTAGAGATTATCAGATAGATGGATTTGTTCATGCGATTCGTAACAATCGTTGTTTATTGTTATCTCCTACTGGTAGTGGTAAGTCATTTATTATCTATCTAATCACTTGTTTTTATCCTCATAAGAAACTCATCATTGTACCTACTATATCATTAGTTCATCAAATGGAGAAAGATTTTATAGACTATTCAGGTAAGCCTGGATTTAGAACATTAAAGATTTCAGGCAGTACTAATAAAGACTGGCAATATAGAATAGAAGATGATATCGTTATTACTACATGGCAATCTGTATACAAGATGCCTTCTAAATGGTTCTCTCAATTTGGTGTAGTAATAGGAGATGAGGCCCATCAATACAAAGCTAAATCACTTACTTCTATATTAGAAAAGATGCCAACGTGTAAATATAGATTTGGATTTACGGGCACACTGGACGGCACAGAAACTCATCAGTTAGTATTAGAAGGTTTATTCGGTAAAGTAAAGTCTCTAGTGAAAACAAAAGACTTAATGGAATCTAATCAGTTAGCTAAATTACATATTAAAATACTTTTACTTAAATATAATAAACAAACTTGTAAAGATAGAAGTGGATCTAAATATAAAGAAGAAATGGACTTTATTGTAGGCCACAAACAAAGAAACGAATTCATACAAAATCTAGCTTTATCGTTAGAAGGAAATAGTCTCATTCTATTCCAATATGTCGAAAAACATGGTAGAATATTATATGATTTGATAAATAATAATGTAGATAAAAAGAGAAAGGTTTTCTTTGTATTCGGTGGTACAGATGGCGAAACTCGTGAATCTGTCAGACAAATAACTGAAAAAGAAAATAATGCTATCATTATAGCTTCGTATGGTACCTTCTCAACAGGTATCAATATTAGAGCCTTGCATAATATTATCTTTGCCAGTCCTTCAAAAAGTAGAATTAGAAACTTACAATCTATAGGAAGAGGCCTAAGAACTAACGATAATAAAGATAAGTGTACACTATACGATATAGCTGATGATCTACAACATAATAAAAAAGTTAACTTTACATTAAAACATCTTTTCGAAAGAGTTAAAATATATAACCAAGAGAAATTTGATTACAAAATGTATAAAATAAATCTGGAGAAATAACAATGTTAAATCTAGATGAAGACACAGAATATCTACATAGATTAGTTTACCTAAGTAATGGCACAATTCTTATGGGAGAAATCTTATCGCTTACCCAATTTGGTGTATTATTAAAAGATCCTGTCTCTATAATTTCGAATGATAATAAATTGTTCTTTTCATTGCTATTCAATAATATGTCTGATTCAAGGGCTTTCCCTATCAATACAACGCATATCATGTCTTTTGCTAATCCTAATAGTATCATCATAGATCACTATAATGACTTTGTAAAGAAAGTAGTACCAGAAAATAAGAAGCTTAATGTATCATTAGCTAATAGTGCTAATAACGAAATGAATATTAAACACAGTTCATTTACTACAGTTCATTAATTGCTGACATAAGGATTGTAGCACTTGTCAACCCCTGTGTCAAGTAAAAAATAATAAAACTTTGTAGATTTTTTCACTTGACACACAGTGGTATCTGTGGTATTATATGGTAGTGAAATTCTACTGGAGGTATAAATATTGCCTAAGATTAAACCAAATCAAAGAGAACATTATGTAGATAATAAAAAGTTCTATCTTGAGATGACTAAATTCAAAACCTCCTGTGAAGAAGCTATTGAATTAGACGAAAAACTTCCCAGAGTGCCTCCTTATATAGGTACTTGTATTATGAAAATCGCATACAAATTGTCTAATAAACATAACTTTATAAACTATCCTTTCAAAGAAGAAATGATAGGCGATGGTATAGAAAACTGTATCTTATACATTAAGAACTTCAACCCAGAGAAATCTAATAATCCATTTGCTTATTTTACTCAAATTATTTACTATGCTTTTCTACGAAGAATTGAAAAGGAAAAGAAAGGCCTGTATACAAAACTTAAAGCGACTGAACAGTTCAATCTTAATAATAGTTTAAGCATTGAAGATAATGAGATTATTAAAAGTAGTGCTTCGGCATTAGAAAATGCAAACATCTTTATTCGTGAATTTGAAGAGAAGAGATTTAATAAATGAGCAAAGTTGTTTTAGTAACAGATACTCACTGGGGCGCCAGAAATGATAGTAGAGTATTTGCAAAGTATTTTTCTCGATTTTGGAACGATGTCTTCTTCCCATATATAGATGAACATAATATCGATAATGTTATTCATCTCGGTGATATTGTCGATCGTAGGAAATACATAAATTATGTAACAGCAGACAGTCTAAAAAAAGATTTCATTAATCCGTTGAAAGAAAGAAATATTAAATTCTGGTGTCTTATTGGCAACCATGATATTTACTATCGTAATAGTCTAGAGATTAATGCTTTAGATCAATTGTATGGGCTTAATGAAGATATTAATCTAGTAACTGAACCACAAGAAATTAATATTGATGGTTGTGATATGCTTCTAATGCCTTGGATATGTAAAGATAATTGGGATGATTCATGGAAGTCTATCAAATATAGCAAAAGTCAAATTATGTTAGGTCATCTAGAATTGAATGGTTTTGAGATGCATCGTGGTGCTATATGTGAAACAGGATTTGATTTGGGTGAATTTAGTAAGTTTGATATGGTACTGTCTGGCCATTTTCATCACAAGTCTTCTAATGGAAATATTCATTATTTGGGTTCTCCATATGAAATTACTTGGAGTGATTATCAAGACACTAAAGGATTCCATGTGTTCGATACCGAGACTAGAGAATTAGAATTCATTAAAAATCCTTATAGTATGTTCTATAAGTATATGTATGATGATACTAATATGAAAATTGAAGAATTAGAAGACATGGATTTATCTATGTATGAAGATTGCTATATGAAAGTTATTATTCAAAACAAGACTAATCCATATCTATTCGACCTGTTCATGGATCGATTGTCTAAAATAGGGGTTCATGATTTACAGATCGTAGAAGACCTTTTTAATCTTGACATGGACAACGAATCTGATATAATAGATGAAGCTAAATCAACTATGGAGATGCTACAATCCTATGTTGAGCAAATTGATACGAATGTGAATAAGAAGAAACTCACAGGGTTATTTCAAGGCTTATATAACGAAGCGATGGCATTGGAGTAGATTTTGATCGTATTTCAGAAAATTCGATATAAGAATATTTTAAGTACCGGTAATTCTTTTACCGAATTAGATTTGACTAAAAATAAAACTACATTGATTGTTGGTGATAATGGTGCTGGGAAGAGTACAGTACTAGATGCATTGTCATTCGTATTGTATGGTAAACCTTTCCGCAAGATTAATAAACCTCAACTTCTGAATGCTGTAAATCAGAAGAGTTTGTTAGTCGAAATTGAGTTAGAAACCGCCGGCAAATTCTATAAGATATGTCGTGGTATTAAACCCTCTCTATTTGAAATCTATCAGAATGGTAAGCTACTCAATCAAACTGCTTCAGTAAGAGATTATCAAGATATACTTGAGAAGAGTATTCTGAAGATGAATCATAAATCTTTTAGTCAAGTGGTAGTACTAGGTTCTTCTACCTTCGTACCCTTTATGCAATTGTCGGCCGCACAAAGACGCGAAGTGATTGAAGACTTACTAGACTTACAGATCTTTTCTACTATGAAT